GTTGTGGTTAGTTAAGAGATCTTGCCTAATGTTTTTTTTTCCTCAATTCTCTTTAGTTTCTTTTCTAGTTCAAAGGATTTTTTTTCCTCAATTCTCTTTAGTTTCTTTTCTAGTTCAAAGGATTTTAGGCGTTCCTTTAAAAGAACATCGAGTTTAACAAATCCTAGTCTAAGTAATAACTGTTCTAACATGTCGTGTTTAATTTAATGGTTCCAGATAATTTCAATCCGCCATAAGGGCGCATCAAGTACTTTCTATTAACTTGATCAGCTTCAAAATTTAGATAGACATTTTTGTTATCAACGTAACTAAACTTAATATCCAATGTGCATGTTTTGAAAGCTGCTTTTAATAATACAGTTAAAATATCTTTCTTGACATTCTCTACAGATCTTACAAGGTGATCTACATATACCTTTCTGTAGTCCCACCAAAAAATGATGGAGAACTCAGATTTCATATTACCTATAGTTCCTAATCTAGGATTTATCTCTTGTACATCTTCTAGTAAAAAGAAAACGTGGTTATCAAGATGCTCATCTGGCATCATACTGAGGTATTCTGTTGGCTTCTTAGGGTCCCCGACGTAAACTGCAGGGAAATATATGGTTTTCCCATAGACCTTCCCTAGATCATCCAATTCGGGTATGTATTCAGCTCTTCCATAGTTATTAGTTAACCATGTTAAATCAGTTGAAAGCTTATCACCGATCTCAGCAAAAGCTTTATCGAAATAAACGGCATCTGCTAATATAGGTTTCGCTGGATTATACATTTATAGCTTCTTTGAATTTTGAATTTAGTCTATCTGCTATTTTATCTTTTATTATCTTAAGGTTTTGATCGTTCAAACCTAAAACATCTTCACCGTATTTAGCTAATAGTTTTTCTGTTTTTTCATCTGTGGCGATTAACTCGAATCGCTTACGAGTCACTTCAGTTTTTATAGAACTATGAAAATCACCTGTTTTAAATAAGGTGACGTATGACGGTTGACTTAATTTTCTTTTGGTTTTTAAGTAGCTGTCTGCATATTCAGGTAGTATAGGACCTCCTTTACTCGTCTCTCCTCTAAGCATTTGTTGCCTATTCATTTCAGCTATATCGTCTTTAAGCTCATTCAATACTTCTTCAATGATCTTAGACCTATTGATTATGTATGAACCTAAACCTTTTATCTTATTTAGAAAACTCATATTGTCTTGTATCTAACACCTGATCGACCACAAGGTAAACACACACTATCTATTCCAGTTACATCAAACTGTATGGCTTTAATAGCTAAGTCTAAATCGTGTACTAAACCATAAGGCTTCTTATCAGATTCGCCATATAAGGCTAATTGCATCTTCTGCCAGTTGATATTAGCTTCATTTCTGTTAACTCTACTTTCAGGGTTAGATTGAAGTAGATTTAACATGTCTATACCAACCTGCAGTTGTACAGCTCTAGCAAATAATCCTTTAGTATCAGCAATAAAACTAGTATAGTCACATCTAACGTCGAACTTAAGATTTATTCCGTAGTTGTCATCATGAGAATATACAGTATTCTCTAAGTCACCTAAAGCAGCATTTGAATTAAGTGTCGTTATTCCATGTATGCTAAAGTATCGGTTGCTGTTAAAAGCATGTGTTCCATTACCTCCAAGCGTATGATCCTCAGCTCCATTGATTGAAGAACCAGCTATAACATTGTGATCATACTGTAAGTAGTAAGAATAACCTGAATCTAATTCCCAAGGAGTAGTTATAGTAATCCACTTTTCAGATCCAGCTGTATCGTAGTTAACATTCTCAGTATATATAGGAGCACTAGTCCCAGACCTAAATAGCTTTATATCTAAACTAGGCTGAGCATCTGTAAACAATAAACCTAATTGGGTTATTGTGAATTTAATCCCTGTTCGTCTCTTAGGCACTATCTCATAGCCTACTCGCTTATCTGATGAAGCAGTTAAATTTGTGAGATTGCCTGACAATTCAAATAGTTTCTTTCTGGATAAGAGGTTTTTTGCTGTCTTCTTAACTATCTTCTGGCCTAACCACTTGTGTAGTAGGTTAATAATACTTTGATCTGTCTTTTGAGTTAAGAAGTCATTTATAGTTTCTGTAGCTCCAACTATAGAGGCATAATCAGGAGCTACAGAGGCTATATTAGCATAAGTCAACAGTGGGTGAATGTCTGAATAGTATAATCCTGATGTGCTAGTTAACAGTGCAGCATCTATCTGAACGTCATCAGTACTTAGGCTTTGACGCCATCCTACTAAGTCCGCAAATTCAGTTTTTATAGTTGTTATATTAAACATAGATGTGTTAGTTAAAAAGCGGCAGGAAACTAAGCACTAAAGCTTCCTGCCTTATGGAAAACTATGAAATTTTATACTGTTGCAATATCAAATTTCAAGATACCACTTGGAATAGTAGTTCGATCAGAGTTGTAGGCAATTACAAAAGCCATATCGACTGCGAAGTCAAATACCTCAGCTCCTGTTCTTGTTAAGTGGGTTGCATGAGCACCTAAACCAGATGCATCAACTGCTTCTTCGTAAGTATAAGAACCCATTTCGATTCCTAGTAAAGGAACATTCACTTTATCCCATTCATGACCTGTTTTCAGCTTAGTTCTCATTTCAGAATCTGGCTCAACTCTAGTTAATAGTCCTAAGTGACCATCTGCAATACCAAATCCAGTAGCTTTCGCTGCACCAGCATCAGGAATAGAATTAGAGAAGTGCATAAACTTATCCTGGTAAGGAAGAGTTTTGTTCTCACTATTGAACTTGCTAAATCCAGCCATACGAGATAGAATCGCATTCAAACCTTGGTTACCAACAATATCACCTCCGAAGAAGTCAAAATCGTTAGTATTCATGGAAGGATCCAAATCGTTAAGGATATAACTATCATTAAGAGTTGCAATTCCGGTTTCACTCAATAAACTCGTTGCGAATGTATGACCACCAACAACAGTAGGTAAAACTTGCGTTTTAGCTGCATCGATAGCTGTATAAGCTGCAGCTTCAATCGTTGACCGCATTTTCTTAATCATTGCCAAATACTTCTTGTTCCAATCTAACTGGTAAGACACGTCGTTGTTCTTGTGCTGTGCTCGGTACATTTTGAAACCGTAAGCATACGTGTTCCAAACAACTGTGTAAAGAGCGGATGTGTTTTCATCAGCCACGATCGTCAGAGGACGAGTGGACCGGACGGTAACATCCTTGTAATTGATCACTGGGATCTTTAAATCTCTACCGGGGGACATCGCAGCAGTCTGCTTTAAAGCAGGCGTGATGAAACTAGATGATCCTTTAGTTTGACGTAAAAAAGCATCGTATAGCCCAGCGGTAGTAAGACGTAGCTCGAAATTATCGAACCTAGGAGTCATTCGTCTGAACTCCTGTGATAACGTTGTTACTAAAGACATATAAATTCATTGATAAATTAAAAAAAATATACTTCAACGCCGTGGCTCTAGACGCTTATTATCTCGTTGGTAATTCACTAACATTGTTAGCTGCTCTCGCTTTAGAGAACATATCTTGGTATTTATTACTGCTTGTTTCAATACCTTTAGCACTTAAGGCTTTTCTGATCTGCTCATCAGCCTCTATTTTAGAGGAAGCTGTTATCTTTATATCAGATTCTATCCCTGGAGCTTTAATGACCTTGGTATTAAGTCCTAAACCTTCTCTCACCACATTTTGCTTTGTTACATGCTTTAACTTCTCAGCTAAAAGCTCCTCAGTTGTATAAGGCCTCAAAGCATTGCTCTTATTGGCATGTATATCACCTGTGGTTTTGTTTCTATACACAGCTCCACCATCCTCTCCTAGCTCTAACTTAAATTCATTTTGTATTTCAGCTAAAGCACTCTTAACGTAGCTGTCTCTTACTACTTTAGGAATGGTTTCCTCATCTACAAATTTCAACTTGTTTAAAGCTGTTGCTAGGTGGTTGTTAACTTTAATGCTGTGTAGATTAGCATTAAATTTAGCTTCTGCTTCGCTTAGTTCTGTTCTAAGATCAGTAACAAGCTTTTCAGCATCAGCTAATTTCTGCTTTGCAGCTCCTTCAGGAATCTTACCTTTTAACTCTTCTTTAAGAGTGTCTCTTTCGCTAAGTAATCCTGTTAACTTGTTTTTGATAAAGTCAGAAGATAATGTACCTCCTGGTTTATCTTCACCTAAAACTTCTTTTACTAAACCGTCGTAGGTTGAATGGATCTTTTTGTGCTGAGCTCCAAGTTGAGCAGTGAATATGCTTTCAATCTGCTTTTTCTGATCTTCAGGTAATGTTTTAAGATCTTCTTGTGCGTTTAATAAGTCTAAAATCGTGTTCATAAAAAGGCTCTATTTTATGTTTAGTTAATTAATCAGTTAGTTCCATCCTTTGTCAGGATCCCGCTTTACTCCCTCTACTCCTGCTAATACCTCATTAACCTTATAACCTTGACTAGCTCTATTAGAATAGAATGTAGACCAACTTCTTTTGTCGGTCATATATAATATAGGTTTAGATACCAATTCACCTGTATCAGGATCTCTTTCTCTCTTCTCAATAACCACAGCTACGAAGTCATCAGGTAAATTATCTAAATCTTTCTGCTGTGTTGCATTAGGTGTAAACCTAGACTTGGGTGCTGTTGGCTCCTGCTTCGGAGTCACTACTGGGGTCTTGATTACTTTTTTCATGTAAATAAGTTTTTATAGTTTTCTTAATATCTTTAATTTTAGCTTCAAAAGTTAAATCTTCTCCGTATTCCACTATGCTTATCTGCTCTCTTTCAAACCTGGCTATCAAAGAAGATAAATTAGCTTTTACTTGTAAATCCTCTAAGCTTATTACATCTAATCCTTGAAGCTTTATAGCTTCTTCTAAGGTTACATGGCGTAAAGGATCTAAGTTATTAACTATCAAACTACGCTTTAGAGCATAGTTATTGTTCTTAAATCTTGTACTCGTATACTGATCATGTAAATAATCCAAAGTAGCTACATCCAATTTACTAGCTCGTCTATCTGTGTAGTTCTTTAGTATTGTATCAGCATCATATAAATAAAACTCACTTCCGTATGATATAGATACATTCAATTTTTCATTGAATCGTAATCTAAGCATAGTTTTAGTAACGAAGTTCTCCACTTTTTCAAAACCGATCTTAATTTTAAGTAGTATACTCTTTCTACTTTCAAAAGATCCAACCATTTGAGTCTTATTGACTGCTTCGGTTATAAAATCTATGTCGTTACCTGTAAGTCCTTTAAGTATCTCTGTTTTTCGTCTCTCAACCTCTTCTACATTGTAATTGAGTTGCCCAGTGCCAATTTCCACAATACCTACAGGCTCTCTGAGATTTGTTTTCTCATTCATACCTGATGGGGGCTCAACTTCCAATATACCTCCAGCTCCTGTAATCCGTCTTCTAGCACATTCTGGGCATTCTTTAAGTTTAGAGCCATCTAGCAAGGAAACTCCACTCTCATTTACTAGATACCCACCTCTACATTCTATTCTAGTATACTCATCTCCTCTAGTCGATTCCTGCATGTATTCGCAATCTTCGCTGAATACCCATATAATAGGATAAGGACCGTAAAGGTCAAAAACCTGTTTAGAAACCGTAAAAAGTAAGTATTTATCGTATTGGGTTAGATAAGCAGTTATAGGGCTGCGTCTAATTATAGGTGTTCGTTCGTCGATTAAATCATCAACTAACCAGCAACATGGAGTATAACCTAATCCATGTTCTTTCTCAAAAAGCAGTTTAGTTATTTGAGCATCATCGACTTGAAACAACCGGTAAGATGTATCATCTAATACAGCTATAGTCTCATCGTTAATCCTAAAAACTAACCAGTCGATACAATTTTTGGAAGTTTGAACATGAATCACGCTTCTTATATCTAAGAAGAAATAATAGGGGTTTGGCTGATCATTTTTTTGCTCTTGAGGCAAATCTATAACTACCAAGGAATTGTGACCTGTTCTAAACTTCCTCATGGAGTCTTTTCTCCAATTGTATCTAAACTCGATTTCTTCTAAAAAAGATAAAGCATTCTGCTTAGTCTCTTTGCTATTGAAATCATAGTTGAAGCTTGCATCTTGCCCGTCGAATATCTTTTCGTATATGTCAAACACCTTATCAGATAAGGTACAAGACTCAGAAGGAAATCTGAACATGGACTTATAAAGTCTGAGTTTATCCTCAGGTATTAAAGTCCCTATCCAATTGAAGTAATCATGTAAATAGAAGTTATCTACGCCGTTGTTACCTGCATAGGACTCAGTATGAAACCTTACTCTATCCTCAAGCTGTATCGCTTGACTTAGTTGGTCTTTTACCGGTAACTCGTCTAATGATTTTTGTACTTCTTTTTGCTTGATCGACATTTTCCTTTTTATATATACCGCCATTGTCCTTAATGGCTAATATCCTTTTAGCATGTTCAACTTCAAACTCTTTACCATCAGGGTACATACCATCATGGTAAAGAGTCATTGTTTTTTGATCGCTCATATTAGAATATAGTATTTAACGACGCATCATCTACAGGGCTAAAATCAGTTGGAGTTAACACCGTAAAGTATTTAGACCAACCAGCGATAAACTGCCATTTGACTGCATTGGAGTCATCTTCAGTTTTACCACCAATTTTCTTATCCCCAAAGAATAAAGTTCCAATCGCGATTGGGAAACCTCTGAAAGTCGTTGGTGTGACCGGATCATCGGAGATTCCAGCAATTTGGCCACATTCGTTAACCAAAAATACGCTAATATCATCGCAATTCAGATCCTCAATTTCTTGAATGGTAGATTGCCATAAACCGTAGAACATACCCTCTACGTTTGTAGGCTCTTTACCGACGTTTCTTTGAGTTCCACCCAAAGTTTCGCCATTGCCTCCAAAAGAGATAGCTGCACCTGGTGTGAATGCCAATCCTTCAGTATAAGGTGAGAAAACAGTTTTTGTGGCATCTGCTGCCGCATTGGTAGTTGTCCAGGTGGCCTTTAATTTAGGATCGTCAGTTCCTATAGTCCACGAATTAACTACGGTTCCGTTCAAACGTCTTTGAAAAACAACTCTTTGCACTTCGCCAAAGTTTTGACGCGTTGTTCTAGACGTTAAAGGTGTAAGTGCGGTTCCCGGAGTAGAACAGCATAAAAGAGCAAATAAATTCATTGTTGTTTTTCTTACAAATGTATAAATTAAATTTGAATAATGACATAGAGGTCTTAATTTTTTTTCCTCATTTTGAACCTTCTTGTTGTTAGGAACTCATATCCATACCGCATTGCGTCCATTGCATGGTTATTTGAGTCTACTGGTATAGATGCTTTTTTATTGTTCCATACATATAGTCTAAGCTCTCTTTTCACATTGTAGCTTCTTTTCGTTACAACAATCAAGTAATCTTGCATCTCTCTTATGCCTTCTGTTACTTTACGTTTAGAGACCTTTTTCATGTTAAACCCTTCTTTCTTCAGATTCGCAGATAGCCTAGGTTCGTTAGTATCAGTTAATATAAGGTCTCTCCTCCTCTTCACTAAAGCTCTATATTTCCTTATTATATCCTCGTTTGATAGCTTAACATCGTATACCAATTCATCTATATATATGATACTCTTCTTCTTATCTACCGCTATTTTCACTAATGTCAACGGATCTGGAAAATAGCCTAAATCCTGTACATATACATAAGGCAATGCTGACGGAAAGAAGCCATCTTGCCAATTTTCGAACACTACTCCCTCTGATCTTTCAAGCCATCCACCTATGATCTTATGTTTATACTTATTAGGTTTATTGATCTTGGTCTTTTCTAAATCCGCTAAGAACGACTCACTAAGATTTTGTTCATTATCCTTATAGGTTACGTGTATATGGAGTACATCCGGATGAGTTGACATCGGTATGTCAAAACCTTCTATCTGATCATACCTATGAGACATCTCAAAATACTCCTTCCAAATCCAATGGTCTATAGTAGTAGGATTCAATACCAGTATTATTCTATTCTTAGCAGCCTTAGATCTAATAGACAGATTCAGCTTATCATACACGTCCTGATCTACAAGCTCCTCAGCCTCATCTAATATCCAGGTGGTTATCCCCTGTATAGACTTCAAATTGGCTGTCTGCGTACTGGACCCAGCTCTTAACCCTCTAAAGATAATGTCACACCCTGTAACCCTGTTAACTATTTGATTCTGCCTAACAGCAAAATGCTCCTGAACACCCAACAATGCTATTTTCTCCTCGAACTCAGGTATAACTGAAATCTTAGCTGACGTCATGGTATATCTGGTGAACAATATCCTATGTCCCACTTCGTATGTAAGCAGGTTAGCAATAGTAGCTATAGAAAAGGACTTTGACGACCCTCTTCCGCCAGTAACGATTATTATCCTCTTGTCTGTTGTTAATATCTCTTTAAACTTCGGATTCAATTCAATCATGATTCTGGATCGGTTTTAGGCGTGATGTCGATGACAATAGGGTTTGAGGGTTGTTGGTTTGTGTCGGTGGGTTGTATGTTAATATTGTTAGTGGTCCAGGATATAGCTGGAATATTAGGTTTATTACCTAGCTCGCCGACGTCTTCTTTATTATGTATAAGCCTTTTACGCTCATCGTCATTGGCTAATAACCGGTAAAGAGCTAGATTAAGTATAGCATTCTTAGACTTGGCCCAATTCTTTCTAAGCTGCGCTTTAATCGAGATCTTATTATACTGTATAGCCTCTATGATGTCTTTGTCTTCGTGTAGTTTGTGATGATAGAACGTAGTCCTAACACACGGTAAGTACAAAGGGAGTTCAGATATGAAAACTATCTCTTCTTCCTTTATAGCCTCTAAGGCTAATCTTTTTAGTCTTTCTAAGTTATATGCCATGATAAAGTTTATTAATCCCCTAGGCTGTGCTGTGGGGCAGTTATTAGATAACAATATGTCTACATCAGCTATTCTCCAGATAGCAGAGTTACCTAGGAGAGGCTCTGTGGTCGCATGGGGGCCCCTCCTTTCAGTATTTATTGAACGTTCAATAAGGATTGAACGTTCAGTACGAATTGAATCCATTGAACCTTCAATCCTTATTGAACGTTCAGTCCTAATTGAAGGTTCAGTACGGATTGAATCCACTGAACGTAACCAATCTGATTACGGTATAACCTATTTGGTTACTTTCAATTCAAATTGAACGTTCAGAATCCATTGAACCTTCAATCCTTATTGAACGTTCAGTCCTAATTGAAGGTTCAGTCCTAATTGAACGTTCAGTCCTGATTGAACGTTCAGTCCTGATTGAGCCTGTGAGGTTTCAGGCTTTATTGAACCTTCAATTTTTATTGAACCTTCAATTTTTATTGAACCTTCAATTTTTATTGAACCTTCAATCCTTATTGAACCTTCAATCCTTATTGAACCTTCAATTAGGACTGAACCACGATCCATTCTCGCGCGTTCTAAGGAATCGTGATTATTTATATTATATTATATACGAATCACATTCGGATCCATTAGGTTTAATATTATGTGTACCAGATCGCGATCCTCGATTTATTTATAATCAATTCAAATGAACTTTCAATTTTTATTGAACCTTCAATTTTTATTGAACCTTCAATTTTATTGAACCTTCTGAACCTTCTGAACCTTCTGAACCTTCTGAACCTTCTGAACCTTCAGTATGTACAAACCTATAAAATTTTTATTAAATAAATAAAGGCAATAAGCCATTATATATTATAACGGATTGATAATCAATCACTTAGACCAATAATAAATAATAATAAATAATAGGCCATAAGCCATTATATATTATAACCTATTGAGAATCAATGGGTTATAATAAAATATTAAAAATAAATAATAAAACCCCAAAAAATAAAACCGAAAAAAAAAAATAAAAATTTATTATAATCCTTATAATATTTATTATTATTATTATTTAATATTTATTTTAATATTTATTATTTATTATATAATATATTGAGAATCAATGCGTTATAATATTTTGACCAAAATAATAATAAATTTTTAATTATTTTTAATATTATTATAATGAATTGATTCTCAATGCGTTATAAAAAATATCCAAAAATAATTTAAAAATAATATTAAAAAAATTTTTTTTATTAAAATATTATTATTATATTTACATCATAAAATAAATAAAAAAATTATTTTTAATCATATATATTTAATATTATAATTTAAAAATAATTTAAAAATAATATTAAAAAAATTTTTTTTATTAAAATATTATATATATATTTACATCATAAAATAATATTAAAAATAATTTAAAAATAATATTAAAAAAATTTTTTTTATTAAAATATTATATATATATTTACTTCATCAAATAAATTATAATTTAAAAATAAAAATAAAAACATAATCTGGATTAACATCCAGATTGAATCTACTTTCATTTCCCCCCAGAGGGTAGGTTTTTTTTAATGGCTATTTATTAATCATATAAAATATTTTAAAATGTCAAAATCAAAGGAAGTTTCCACTTTACCAACTCACAAACCTGGTATAGTACCTCAAATGTTACCAGAAGTTGAAACCACATCAGAAGTTAAAACTACACCAGAACCAGTCAAAGAACTAGCACCGAAACCTGTAGTCCGAACCAGACCTGGTTCAACAACCATAAATGGTGAATCAATCAAAACCACTGAAGTCTACAAACAAGCAGTGGAACGGATTGGGACATGGGTTAATTTCTTTCCCAACTCCAGACATGGATTTGGTGATTCAAGTCATATCGCGAAAGTCAAATCCATATTTGTGGATAAACGAGTAAACAAGGGTTTCTACAGAATGTATGACGAAACTGGGAAGTTATTCCACACCGCAATAACGAAAGAAGTCTGGTAACAGACATCTCCGAAACCCACCAGTGTTATGAACACTGGTGGTATTTTAACCTGACAGTCTCCTGACTCGAAGGGTATTACAGATAGAAGAACTTATTTATTTATTTACTAACATAAAAATTTCGATTATGACTCTTAAACATTTAATCTGTTCACTGTTAATCCAACAAGACGAGTGTGAACAAGCACATGTCTTCAACGAAACATTTGGACACTCACAAGCGTTGGTAGGACCACACGAATTTAAACATGTACTGAGACAAAAAAGTTGGTACCCAGAATCATTGTTAGAGTTGGAAACGACACTGATGGAGATCAAGCACATGTTCAATGACAAGAACATTGAGGAGATAGAAGACTACTTAAGTGATATACATAATCACAGATTGGACACGGAACCAGGATACGGAACAAACGTTTAATTCCTCCAGTCAACACCCTGTCAGCTTGTTAGCTGACAGGGTTTCGCTGGTAGAATAACATATAAAATTTTAATCATGAAAGATTTAATCAAATTATGCCAACAGGCATACGATCAAAATCTGTCCATAACAGTTGAGGAAAGAACAACAATGGCAGGTCAAACACACCAGACAAAACATGTCTATAGACAAGCGTCTGTAACAGACGTGTTCAAATGTTTCTTCCATAATAATGATGTCCAGGCATTTATCGATGAATCAACAGAACCGTATACAAACACACACGTTGAGAAACTAATGCCGCTTCTAGCATGCGTCTCGTGGGAAACATCTTTAATGCTTAGAATCAATTATGCCTTAAACGGTCGCCTGTATTCAAGCAGAGGTCCAGTTTGTGTCAAGGATTTACACCCGACTCAGGAGATGTCAACCATCTGGAACAAAATCTGTTTAGGCAGAGATCAATATGTCTCATCAACCTCGTACACAAACATCTTCATGGAAATGAACTGCATGTTAAAAGGCGATCTGGACTTTATGTCATCATCTGAAATAAGGACCAGAACATTATTCCAGATATCAAAGCTACCTGGTTTATTCATCCAACATGTCGCTGAGCATGTTTATTTTAATAAGATCGTATGCGGAAGAACAAATAATGTTCTAACGCTAAACGAGTTATTTGAACTAATATAATATAATATCATGATCTACCCAATCTATGTCCTTGTCAGACAGAAACAAACAAACAAACTCGGAATAATAAAGGTCTTATGCGAGAATGAATTGATTCTCGTGAAAAAGAGCATGTGGGAGAAACACATTATTATAAAGCCAATAACGTTTCAAGTCTTAAACTTCTTTTATGACCTAAACAGTCAAAAGGATCTGGAACATATTTATTTATTAAATACTTAACTTATGTTACATACAAATAACCTAGTAAAGATGTGCCTACGGGCACATCAATCCAAACTCCAACTCGAACAGGTGAACTACATCTTGTTTGAAGGCGAACAACACCCAGTAACAGTCAAATACGTACAGGCGACTGTGGAAGATGTCTTCAGGCTACACTTCCTAGATGATGCTGTAAATGAGTTCATAGCCAAAATACCGGATATGAAACGTTTCCACTTGTATCATATCGAATGTCTGTTCGATACCAAACATACAGATCAAGTGATTATGATGATTATGATCGACATGTGTCTAAACGAGGTCTTAGTGGACGACAATCCTGGTAGATTAACACCTGAAAGATTAGAACAACATCCGCTAATAGCCAAATATCACAAGAAGTTAAAACCTTATTGATGAGCCAAGCGATTTTGAACAAATGTTAATAGCTGTAGCTATAATCAACTTTGTAAAGTGGCTACATGATAAGCTTGGAGAACTCTAAAAAATTAAAATATGTTAGCAATCAAGAATCTTTGCATAAAAGCAAAAAAGGGTGAGTTGATCGTCAAGACCATAACTCAGGTCGACTTCCCTCATGGTTCAACTCCTATAAGCGAATGTGCTTATAGGCAGTTGGACCCATTCACGACCATGAAGTATTACTTCAGAGACCGCGAGCAAAAACCTCACATATTAGCTCAACACCTCATGGTGAAAGAGCATTACATAAAGGCACCAGACATAAATCCAATAAAGCTAAATGTCTCGTATGAAACATGTTTTGCGGTCAAATGTTTAATAGCATGCAAGCGACGGTTAGTAACCTCACAAGGTGTAGACCTACCGCTACACATGCTAAACACGTGGGACTTATCGTCACAGTGGGAAAAGATCGCAGCCAACAAGCCATATCAAATAGCCACATACAAAACAGGTTCTGAAGACATGATAACACAAATAATGTTATCTTACTACGGATTGTTGTATAATGGCAACAAACTATTGTTGCCCTCTGAAACATGTGAACTCATGGAATGGACCCCACCTGCATATAGCGAAGCAGCACTAAAAACAATATGCGAATTAACAGGTTACCCAGGCTTATGCATGAGAATGTATTTAAGCTGTATGGGAATATTACCAACACCTTTAATTGATTTGATATGAACAAAGCACAAAGAATGCTTATACCATCAAAAGATAAAACCTAGGCAAAATGGCTATTGGTACATTAAAATGTTCCTTACTTAGGAAAAATCCTTTAGAGACATGATAAGATCTGGAGACAAAGCAAAGGCAATTAGATCAGTTTTTCCAACATTTAAGAAGCTTTATCTATGAAATTTTAAAAAAAGTACCAAAAAATTTTTATATTTCATATTTTTATTGTACTTTTATATTATAATTAAAATAAAATAATTTATCGCATTTAAAGTTTATTTAACATGAAAAAGAAAAGCACGAAGTCTTTATTAGCTCTATTTCACAATGGAGAAACGTCCGCAGAGGACAAAACAACGATCTTGGAAATTTTAGACAGTCGCAACGTAGATGTTAACGCACCTGCAGAAGTTAAAGCTCCTAAAGCTCCTAAGGAGTTAGGACCTCCGGTGATGGAATCTCCTGAGTATAAAGCTGCAAAAGAAAATGTTGGTTTATACATCACTTATACTCCACGAAACAAGGATTTGACTACCGGCCAGATCAAAGGTATCACGGTTGATAAGCGTGTTAATCAAGCCTTCTATCGAATAATTGCTGAGGTTGATGTTGATGGTGTTGCTACCAAGAAGCAAATGCACACAACGATCAACAATCCGGATGTAGAGATCTTTGAGATTGTGGAAGATGTGCCGGCTCAAGAGTCTTTGGATTAGAGTTAATATTTTATATGATTGATTACGTGAATGGGGATAGGTTCTTTAGTCTATCCTCACTCACTTTAAAAACCTACCTCATGATAGAGTTCTTATCTTATCTACTATTAGTCATAACGGCTGTATCATTCTTCATTGAAACAATGTGCTATGAACCAAAAGAATAAAGTCTATTTAGCTTACTGTCCAGAGTGCAAAGGAGCAACTCATTTAAAAGGAAATACCAAGACTGGTGAGATCATACCCTGTACCAGATGTAAAGGTACAGGGGTGATAAAGAAACTATGTGTTCGATAGTTTAAATCCCACATAGGCTTAAGAGCCTAAAAATAGGAGAGGCTTATAGGGCCTCTCCACACTTAAGATATTTTGTTAGGGTGGACGAACGGGAGTTGAGGTTTTGCGGGCCTCTCCTCCCTCGTTTTTAAGACTAAGGGTTGTAATCGAAATTGTCAAGAGCTCCAAATTGGAGCTCTTTTTAAACCCAAATATTAAATTTTTAATACCTAACATTACACCTAGTAGATCTAAATTTAGATACTATATATTCCTCAATATTAAAAAAATGATTCCTTAGAACGCGATTCTGGGGCTCATGTTAAACATCCTTATTATGAATGTCCACCTAACAGATTATGAAGAAGCTAGAGATTTCTTCGCCACCAATCCTATTTCCAAGTGTGAGCGTATAGATTGGTTACTTTGGTACGTAGAAAACCAAGACGAGAATATATCAAATCAAGAGCGAGTTAAATTGCTGTATAAATGTTTAAACTCATATAGTTATTTAATGCCTAGTAACACATATAAAATGATGGAAGAACTCCGACAATTCGGAGAAGGTGAATTGCAAGAATTTGAAATAACATATATAGCTCAAACGGCTAGGAACCTCGGTTATAACGCAGCTGACATAAGTTCTATCATGTTCTGCGAAGTCATATCTAAGATTGTATCTTTCCACATAGAAATGTGGGAAGTGGGAGACGCCATTGCAGAAGCTGCGGCATTCGCTCTTACGACAAGCGATTTAAGCAGATACAAGCATGCCAAAATGCGTCAATCTAAAAAACTTTGTAAATTAGTATTATGAAAATTAAACAGTATGAGCGCGAGCTCCACAGAGCTACAAGCGAGTTCGAAGCTAAGGATGATGTTGAAATCAGCATTATTGAAACAATCCTCGAGCCTTTAATCGAGGATATTCTTAAACCAAACGGCAAGCTAAATGTCTGGTGGATTATCTGGAATATAAGTAAGCTTGTAGCTAGATACGTTGCTGCTGTTCAAACGAAAAAAGCACATGAAAGCTAAACAGTATTTTTTGGAAAATAGAGGACGAAATAAAAGCAGATACATCAAAGGCTTATAGCGTAAGCGTAGATGCCACAGATAGGTAGAATAAATACAATGCTCAATTAACACCTATAGACCAATTGATTTTCGGTTGGTCTGATTAAATCTAAATTATGGAATGTTTTAGTCCCGAAGAGTTAACAACAATAAAAATCCTATTAGTTTTCCAGGCACTTTGGTGTTTCTGGGAAGTCTATAAACACTTTAAAAAATGAGTGAAAAAATCAAAAATCTTATTTCCAAAGATCATTTAACCGTATTTGAATATGCTTGTCTCGTTAGAGCACGAAACGAGTTCTTGAAAAAAGGCATGTTAGATGAAATGAATAAAATCAATATTAAATTGCTAAGCTATGAAAATTGACAAGTCTAAGTACAATGTTACGGACCTCAATCCAGTAACAACATTTGAAAGGCACGTATTCCACCGTGACCAGTTCGCACACTACCTAAGATGGACTCACATCTTAAAAGAGGCTAGAATAGGCGAAGTGATGTGTGATTTCGGTTGTGGAGGAGGAAACCTATTAGAAGTCCTATACCGCAATCGCTTTAAGCAAAGTCGGTACATAGGCATCGACATCAGAGAAAGAACAATCCGAGTAGCAAATGATAAATTTGCCAAAGTTGATTGGGCTGAATTTGATTGTGCTGATTTATGCAAAAATGATTATAATTACTCTGCTATTGAGGCAGATAAAGTATGTTCATTTGAGGTTATAGAACATGTTGGAAAGCAAAATGCTGATGTGTTCTTAGAGAACTTTAAAGCCTGTGGGCATAAAAATGCTACCTACTATCTATCCACTCCTAACTACGATCCAATAGTAGGAGCTGCTGGTAACCATACCTATGATTCTGGCGATGGAAGAGGTGTAGACGTTCAAGAGTTTGGACACTTCGAGTTACAAGACATTTTAGAAAGACACTTCAGAATCGTAAACAAATTTGGCACTTTCGCTAGTATGAGAGATTACAGGCCACACATGAACGATTGGCAAAAAATGATGTTCAATAGCCTAAGAGCATATTACGACGCAAACCTTATTTCAAACATCATGGCTCCATTCTTTCCGGAGCATAGCCGGAACACAATCTGGATCCTAAAGCAAAAATAATGATTAAAATGTGGAAAATCCGGGATGTCAAGACTCCCGAACGTGGAACTGAATTGAGTTCTGGTATTGATTTCTTTGTGCCTGAGGCTTTATTTCCTTGGTACATAGAACCAGGCGAAGATGCTTTGATACCTTCAGGTCTTAAGATTAAGCTACCTAAAGGTACCGATCTAGTCTTTCAAAACAAATCTAGTGTAGCCAAAAAACTTCTTATTATAGGTGCTAAGGTTGTTGATAATGACTATCAAGGAGAAGTTCATCTACATCTTATAAATGTAGGAACAGAAACGCAGGTAATAGATCCAGGTGCCAAATTGGCTCAAGGTATTGTTAGGTATGTGTGCTATGATGAAATAGAATTAGTCAATTCACACCAAGCACTTTATGGCGGTGTTCAAACTGAGCGTGGCGATGGAGGTTTTGGATCAACAGGAGATAAATAATGAATAAATTCACTAGTGCAGATATTGCTTTTAAACACTTCTATTATCAAATAAAGAAGAATGGTTTAAAGTTAGACAATGGCACAAAGGCTCTTTTCAATGTTGGATTCATCATTGAAAATCCTATAGATAACCAGATAAGAACCTTTTGGCGTAAGTGGTCTGACAGATATGCTGAACGCGAATGGAAGTGGTATTTGTCTGGTGACAGATCTGTTAAGAACATTAAAAAGTATGCACCTATATGGGATAAAATGCATACTGGCGATGACATAGTTAACAGTAACTACGGATGGCAGTGGAAGAGAAACAATCAACTCGAAAAGGTGATTAAACTACTGAAAGAAGATAAAGATACAAGACGTGCTTGGATTACAATATATGATGCTAAGGAGATTGAAACGTACGAGAAAGATACACCTTGCACGTTAAATGTAGGGTTTAGAATAATAGAAAACGAGTTGTGCATGCAAGTCATAATGAGGTCTAACGACCTTTGGTTCGGTTTTTGCAATGATCAATATTGCTTTTCTAAACTACAGGTTTTAGTAGCTAAGAGACTCAACCTAAACGTAGGTTGGTATTATCACTTTGCTGCTGATTTACATTTATACAATAAACACTTGAAATTATGAACCTATCAAAGGTCATCACTAAAACCGGATTAAGTAATACTGAGGTAGCAAATCATTTGTTTCCTAGTAATAGGCATCCATACCATGCTCTTAACAGAGTGATTAATGGTATATCTAAATTGGATGTCGATCAAGCTAAAATATTAGCAGAACTAGCTAATATATCTATCAATGAATTGTATTCCGGTGTCTGGAAACATGAGACCGTTGAAAATGTTCATATTTTTAAAAGAGACAATTTTGAGGCTAGATTAAATACACAGACTTGGGTTACAACCGTACGTAAGTCTAATTCGTTAATACATGATGCTATACTCCATGGTGGTTCTATAACCTTATCGGAGTATATAGCATCCATTGAAAAAATAATAGAAAAATGCAAATAACACTATCTATAAATGTTGATGACCCTAAAAGCATCAAAGAGTCTATAGATTTCTTGAAACGGTTCACAAGACAAGTAGCTTATGAACCTAAAACAGCTAAGTCGAGTTATTCTATAAATGATGTTCGATCTGAACTAAGCACCAAAGTTAAAGATAACAGAGCCGCCATAAAGGCTAAGCTCAGTGAATTAGGTGCCAGCAGTGTTACTAACCTAGAGGAAAGTAAATATGAAACTTTCGTCGATTATCTAAAATCATTATGAACCATAGTGAAAGAAAGCATGCCCTGTTATCAGCCTCAGGTTCTAAGAGATGGATGAATTGTACTCCCAGTGCTAGACTTGAAGATGCTCAGAAAAAGAGTAAAAGCTCTATGTATGCTCAAGAAGGCACTTTGGCACATGAATTATCCGAAATCATAATAGCTAATACATTAGATAGATTATCTGATGATGACTTTGAAACAGAGTTTAATCGCATAAAAGATAACAAGTTCTACAAGCCTGAAATGTTGAAATACGTTAATATGTACATAGACTACATATTAATGAATTATACTGAAAATTCAGAAATATACGTAGAAGAAAGACTAGATTTTTCTGACTACGTACCTGAAGGATTTGGTACAGGTGATATAGTACTAGTCGAAGATGATGTATTAGAGATGGTAGACTTGAAATATGGAAAAGGAGTTAAAGTGGATGCTCATAACAATAGTCAACTAAGGCTTTATGGTTTAGGAGCTCTAAAGCTAGTTGAGTTATCCCACTCTATACAGATAATAAAAATGACAGTTGTACAGCCTAGATTAGATTCTATTACTACGGAAACTATGACTAAAGCAGAACTACTAAATTGGGGAGATCACGTTAAGCCTAAAGCACAGATGGCTTTTAAAGGTCTTGGCAATAAGGTAACAGGTGAATGGTGTAGATGGTGTGCTGTTAAGCACAAATGTTCCGAAATGGCTAAGTTCGCTGTTGTAGCAGCTAAGTCTGATTTCAAAACACCTGATCTATTAAATGATGATAGGTTAGAAGAGTTATATGCCTCTTTGCACATGATCAAAGATTGGATAAAGTCCATTGAGTCCTATATGTATGATTCTGCACTAGAAGGAAAGAAGTGGAACAATTTTAAGTTAGTAGCAGGACAGAAGAAAAACACATGGTTAGACAAAGAAAAGATAGTTGAAATACTAGAGAAAAATGGCTATACTGATATAAAGAATAGTAAGCTTAAATCTATAACTGATATAAAACGGCTACTTGGAGCTAAATTCCAACCGATGCTAGGTGAACAAGTATTCAAGAAACCAAGTGCTCCTAAGTTGGTTCACGTTGATGATCCAAAACCAGCTCTGGGAGATGAGCAAGCTAAACTAGATTTTTTCAATTTATAAAATTTAAATTATGTCCACAACAAAAGTTATCACTGGAAAAGTGAGATTATGTTACTTACACGTTTTTGAACCTCAAACTGTTTTAGGAGGTGACAAGAAGAAGTATTCAGCTTCTGTGCTTATAAGTAAGGATGATAAAGTCACCCTTAAAAAAGTGCAAGACGCTATTAAATTAGCAGCTGAAAATGGTAAAGCAAAGCTAGGCGGTAAAGTACCAGCTAATTTGAAAACACCATTACGTGATGGTGATATTGACAGAGAGGATGATCCTAACTATGCTAACTGCATGTTTTTGAATGCTTCTTCAGGATTGAAGCCTGGTGTAGTAGATGCGGAGTTAAATCCTATTATGGATTCGGAAGACTTCTACTCTGGTTGCTATGGCCGAGTGTCAGTTAATTTCTATGCGTTCAACACTAACGGCAATAAAGGTATTGCATGTGGTTTGAACAACTTACAGAAGTTAGCAGATGGTGAAAGATTAGTTGGCGGCCCAACGGCAGAAGCTGACTTTTCTGATCCTTTAATGTAGTAACACTAAACATATAGGCTTGTATAACTACAAGCCTATATTTAATCCTTTCAACATGCCTAGACTCCATATAGACGGTGAAACGTATTCAAGTATAGACATTAAATCAAGTGGTTTATACAAATATGTTTCTTCGCTAGATTTTGAAATTCTCATGTTAGCTTATTGTTTTGATGATGAAAATGTCCAAATAATAGATTTAGCTAAAGGAGAAAAGTTACCGTTTAGGTTCACAGACGCTTTGATGGATCCTAACATAAAAAAATACGCTCACAATGCATCATTTGAAAGAAACATATTAAAAGCTATAGGCTATGACGTGCCTATAGATCAGTGGAGATGTACTATGGTTAAAGCTGCTTACTGCGGATTACCATTAGGCCTTGAAGCTCTTTCTAAAGCCTTAGAACTAACAGATAAAGCTAAGTTAAAAACAGGTAGAGCTCTTATAAGATATTTCTGTATGCCTAATACTAATAAGAGATCAGTTAGGCTAAGGAATTTTTGGCACCACGACGAGAAACAGTGGGAGCAATTCAAAGAATACTGCGTAGGCGATGTTATAGCAGAGAGGGAGATACACAGGCAGTTATCAGCTTATAAAATCTCTGATTTTGAACGAAAAAACTATATCTTAGATCAAATCATAAATGATAACGGTGTTCTAGTGGATATGCAATTAGCTATAATGGCTTACAGATTAGATGATCACATGTCAGGTGAGATAAGAAGCAAAATAAAAGACATAACAGGAATAGACAACCCTAACAGTCCAGCTCAAATAAAAGCATGGCTGACTATCCAAACAGGTAACGAAATAAAAAGTCTAGCTAAGGATAAGTTAAATAGCCTTATCGCTGAATGCGAACCTGGTGCTGTTAGGGACGTTTTAGAGTTAAGAGCTAAATCCTCAAAGACATCAACCAAGAAATACATATCGATGTTGAATTGCGCCTCAAGTGAAGATAACAGAGTAAGAGGTTTATTTCAATATTATGGAGCTAATAGAACCGGTAGATGGGCTGGACGTTTAGTTCAATTGCAAAATCTACCTAGAAACTACATTAAGGATATAGACGTACCTAGAAACATAATAAGAACTAAGAACATTGAAGAATCTAAACACTGCCACGACAATATACCTTCTCTACTTTCCCAATTGATAAGAACTGCTTTTATAGCACCACCAGGAACGATTCTAGGTGTAGCTGATTTTAGTGCCATTGAGGCCAGAGTTATTGCCTGGCTTGCTGATGAAAAATGGCGATTAGACGTATTCAAATCACACGGTAAAATCTATGAAGCTTCCGCTTCCATGATGTTTAATGTACCGATAGAAAGCATAGAAAAAGGATCTGAACTAAGAACAAAAGGTAAGATAGCTGAATTAGCTTTAGGTTATCAAGGATCACTTGGAGCCTTAAAAGCAATGGGTGGAGAGTCTATGGGACTTAGCGATGAGGAGATGAAACTCATAGTTAAGAAGTGGCGTACAGCCAATCCTAACATAGTTAAGTTCTGGTATTCTGTAGAAAAAGCAGCTTTGATCGCTATTAGCCAGAAAAGAAAAGTTGTTAGAAACCATGGACTAGAGTTTTACTCTGATAAATTGAACTTTATAGTTAAACTACCAAGTGGAAGAGAACTATTTTACAGGGAACCTAAGTTAGGTCAAAACAGATGGGGCAAGACAGCTGTTCAATACAAAGGTGTAGACGGTATGACTAAGCAATGGACATACATTGACACTTACGGTGGTAAACTAACTGAGAACATAGTTCAAGCTGTTGCTAGAGATATACTTGCATTTAGTATGATGTCTCTACACAATGAAGGTTATAAGATAACTATGCACATACATGATGAAGTCGTATGTGAAATACCAAATGAGCAAGAAGTGTTAGACGACATGTGCGGAATAATGTCTAGGGAAATACCATGGGCTAAGGGCTTACCTCTTAGTGCTGATGGTTTTATGTCAACATTTTATAAAAAAGATTAGTATGCATGAAAGCACTATGGATATAAGCTTGGGACGCTCGTATAAATCTAAAAAGTGGGCTAATAAAAGATGGAGCTGGATTTACATAAGAGATAAGCTACTAAAACCTCATAGAACAAGAGAAACTAAAGTTGAATATAGTCAGGCATCCAAAGACGAAAGGCAACAAATAAAAGATGTCGGTGGCTATGTTGGAGGTTTTCTAAGAGGAGGAAGACGGAAACCAGATAATGTAATGCATAGGCAAATACTAACTCTGGATTTAGATTATGCCACATTAGATGTTTGGCATGAGTTTAAGGAGTTGTTCACAAATGAAGCTATCCTGCATTCAACTCATTCACATTCTGCCAAGACTCCACGGTATAGACTTATTATGCCTTTGAATAGAGAGGTCGCACCAGATGAATATGTCGCTTTAGCTAGAAGAGTAGCAGGTGATATAAACATAGAATATTTTGACAACACTACCTTTCAGGCTAGTAGATTAATGTTTTGGCCTTCATGTTCTAAAGACGTAGAGTTTTATGTTAAACATCAAAAAGGTGAATTTCTTAATGTTGATGATGTACTGAATACCTATTTGGATTGGAAAGATTCTAGCTCTTGGCCTACATCAGAGAAGTTTATGAAGACTGTAGATTTCAATAGGCACAAGCAACAGGACCCAAGAAAGAAACTAGGAATAGTAGGTGCTTTTTGTAGGACCTATGGAGTTTCGGAGGTATTAGATGGATTGCTTAAAGATAAATACAACAGGTTAGATAAAGATAGATACACATATATAAATGGATCTACAGCAGGTGGATTGATTGTATATGACGATCTTTTTTGCTTTTCATTTCATGGTACAGATCCTATAAGCGGTAGATTATGTAATGCTTGGGATTTAGCAAGAATACACCTGTTTGGCACTATGGATCTACTTAGGAAAGATGGCAAAGAAGCTAAGAGCTACAAGGAGTTAGAAAAGTTAGTGTTAAGAGACGCTAAAGTAAAGAAGACTATAGCTAAAGATATAATAAGCAGAGCTCAATACGATTTTGATGTTGTTGAACCTGAAGTCCCGGATGAACCAGATGAACCAGATGAATGGCTATCAAGATTAGTAATAGATACTAAAGGTAGATACCTTTCATCAGCTACGAATCTAAACCTTATATTCACCAATGATCCACACTTGAAGGAAGTGTTTAAATACAACCAGTTTGATAACAAAAGATACATTTACAGAGACGTACCATGGAGAAAAGTAGCTAAACCAGAGCCTATAAAGAATGTAGACTATGCAGGTATTAGAAACTACATAGAGTCTATCTATGGTATTGTGTCTAGTAGCAAAATAGATGATTCACTAGCTCTTATATTTCAAAAGCACGCTTTCCACCCAGTTAAGAAGTACCTAGACAATATACGTTGGGACGGTGTTGAAAGAATTGATATGCTGCTTGTAGACTATTTTGGATGCTCTAACAATGAATACACAAGGCAATCCATAGTAAAAACATTGGTCGGAGCTGTTGCTAGAATATATAAGCCTGGTAGTAAGTTCGATCTGGTTTTAACCCTTGTTGGTAAACAAGGAACAGGTAAAAGTACCTTAGCTAAGAAACTAGGAAAAGATTGGTTTAGTGATTCGTTCAATACTGTTAATGGCAAAGATTCTTTTGAACAACTACAAGGAGCTTGGATAATAGAAATGGCTGAATTAGCTGGTTTAAGAAAAGCTGAAATCGAATCAGTTAAGCACTTCATATCCAAACAGGAAGATACATTCAGACCCGCTTATGCTAGAGCTACAGAAACGTTTCCTAGACAATGTGTGTTTATAGGCACTACTAATAATAAGGATTTTTTAACTGATCCTACTGGTAATAGACGTTTCATGCCTATAGACATAAATATGAGGGAAGCCTCTAAAGACATATTTGGTTTAGACGAGAAAACCGTAGATCAAATGTGGGCTGAGGCTGTTGCTAGATACAAGAGAGGTGAGAAACTATACTTGAATGAAGCTGGAAACAAGATAGCTAGAATAGAGCAAAGTAGCCATAGTGGTTATGACGAAAGAAAAGGAGTTATAGGTCAATTCCTTGATATAAAACTACCTAGGAACTGGGACAGTTTAGGTTTATACGAACGAAGAATATACTTTGATGACGAAGACAGAAAAGGTGACATTCAACGTGATATTGTATGTGTAGCTGAAATATGGTGTGAGTGTTTATGCAAAGAAAAGAATGAGATGACTAGATATAAAACCAGATCCGTAAATGATGTTATGAAATCAATGGAAGGTTGGACATTAATTAACAGCGTAAAGAAGTTTAGTCTTTACGGCACACAACGTTATTTTGTTAGAATCTAGAGTAGAAAGCTACCTAAGAAAGAAAGTCAAAGAAATTGGAGGTAGGTGCATTAAGCTTAGTGCTGAATTTGAAGGTGGAATACCTGATAGAATGTGCTTATTTCCTACTGGTTTAGTTATATTCGTGGAAGTAAAAGCTCCAGGTGAAAAGCCTAGAAAGCTACAACTCGTATATCATAGGAAACTACGCTATATGGGATTTGATGTTAGGGTGATTGATAACCACGATACAATAAAAAAATTCATAGATGAAGTCAAAGAAATTATTGCACGAGTATCAAGTAAATAATGTCAAGCATATTTTAGATAACCCTAGTTGCGGTTTGATCCTAGACATGGGATTAGGCAAAACTGTTATAACTCTAACAGCAATTCAACAACTCATGTATGAGGAGTTAGATATATCTAGGGTTTTAGTTGTAGCTCCTAAGAGAGTTGCAGAGAATGTTTGGTCTGATGAAATAGCAGAGTGGGAACATTTAAATCACCTTACTTATACTATTATCACAGGTACAGCTAATCAGAGAAAAGAAGCTCTAACTAAGAAATCAGATATATACTTAATAGGTAGAGATAACATTGCTTGGTTGTGTAGTCAATATGGTGGACTGTATTTGCCTTTTGACATGATTGTAATGGATGAGAGTAGTAGCTTTAAAAACCCTAAATCTATAAGGTTCAAAGCTTTAAAAAAGACAATCAGTTCATTCTCTAGGCGGGTTATATTGACGGGTACCCCATCCCCAAATGGTCTGTTGGACCTATGGAGCCAACTATACCTGTTAGATAAAGGCGAAAGGTTAGAAAAGACAATAAGTGATTACAGGCGGATATATTTTGAGCCTAATAAGCGTAACCAGCAAGTTATATTTTCTTACAAACTTAAGAAAGGAGCTGAGAAGATTATATCCAGTAAGATAAAAGATATATGTATAAGCATGCGTAAGGAAGACTACTTGAAACTACCTGATAGGATAGACAATTTTATAGATGTTAAAATGGATTTAGAGACACAGAGAAAGTATGACGAGTTTGAGAAAGAGCAAGTATTAGAGTTCTTCGGCAAAGATGAAAACGGAGATGATAAAGTTATAACAGCTATTAATGCGGCTGCTCTATCCAATAAACTTTTACAATATGCTAACGGAGCTGTATACGACGAGAATAAAGATTGGCACGCTGTTCATGACATGAAGTTAAAAGCTGTAGAAGAGATCATAGAGCAGAACAACGGAAAGCCTATTCTTATTGCGTGGACGTATAGGCATGATATGTACAGACTACACGAGAGATTGAAGAAATACAAGCCTAGAGATTTAAAAGAGACAAAAGACATTAAAGATTGGAATGACGGAAAAATACAAGTTCTTATGATGCATCCAGCTTCAGGTGGCCATGGTCTTAATCTCCAGAAAGGAGGTAGTACTATAATATGGTTCGGACAAACATGGTCACTTGAGCTGTATCAGCAGTTAAATGCTAGGCTTCATAGGCAAGGTCAAAAAGATATAACTATAGTTCACCATCTTATAGCTGTTAGGACGATAGACATGGCTGTAAGAAATGCCATAACTAAAAAGTCTAGATCACAAGATGGATTAATTAATGCTGTAAAAGCTAGAATACAAAAGTATGCGGAATTTAGATAAACGCTATATGGAAATAGCTGAAATTTGGAGCCTCAATTCTTATGCTAAGAAATTGAAAGTAGGAGCTATAATAGTTAAAGACGGTTCTATAATATCTGACGGTTACAATGGTACTCCTTCAGGTTTTGATAACACATGTGAAGATTTTGAAGGTAATACCTATGCTCATGTTTTACACGCAGAAGCTAATGCTATAACCAAATTAGCTAAATCTACTAGATGTTCTGCAGGAGCTACTATTTATACCTTAGTGGTTCCATGTATTCAATGTGCTAAACTTATAATCCAATCCGGTATAATTAGAGTTGTATACAGAAAAGAGTATAGAAGCTCAGAAGGAGTTAAACTTCTAATTAAAGCTGGGGTAACATTAACTAAAATATGAAGTCATTTAAATTTGCGGGTCACAACTGTGTATTAGCTGAAGACCAAGAAGACTATGAAAGTTTATATATTTTCAAGCATAGAAACAACATATCGGTTCCATATAGCATGTGTTTTGAATTGACTGATAATGAATTAGCTCAACTCTATGAAACGTCAGGTATTACAGTTACGCAGTTAACCTTCAATGAAGATCTACAGCCTGTTACAATAGGCTTGATGGGACTTGAGGCTTGCGCTAGTGCAGGTGGAGTTGCTTTTGGTGAGCGTATAGATAGAACCAATCCAGTAACTTGGATCTTTAATTTAGATAAAAAGCAACTCAAAGAAATATTTAGAACTAAAAAGCTGTGGGTCAATCAGTATACAGCAGGTAAGGTGTTCTTACCTATTTCAGTTAACATAAAAAATTAAATCATGAAAGAACCTATTGCAGTATTATCTCCTAACATAAGAACATATTGGGAGTTTTTAAGGAATGAAGGCTTAAATAGAAAAACGCAAACAGACTATAGGTTAGTGAGAAATACTAACGACATAGAAGGTTATTACTTTAGTGCTATATTGAAATTACATGATTGGTATAAACTAGATAATGTCCATTTACTCATCGCTATACTTGAGGATAGAATCAAGTTAGCTAAAAAACTAAGAAGATGACTATTAAACTAAATAATAAAGAAGGATTTAGAATTTTTAAAGTAACTTTGCCTAAGTACACTATAATGGCAAAGTTATCTTTTATTGACAATGCTTTATACTCGAAGCATAAAAGCTATATAAATGAATATCTTAAAAGAAGCCAACCGTATTGTTAACGAACGGTCTGAAGAGAAGAAACGCCAGTATGGATCCTTCTCAGATAGCATGGATAGTATGCGAGACATATTTAATGCTATGACTGGCTATAAATTAACAACTGAAGATATGTTTATGGCTATGTTAGCCTTAAAGCTATCTAGGCAGAAGCACAGTCACAAAGAAGATAATCTCCTAGATGCTGTAGCATACATGGGAGCTTTAAATAACTATGCTAATAAAAAATGATTTATCAATTCAAACTGTACGTTGATATGCTTAGTAACATTAAATACCGAAAATGCTTTAGAACCTGTTATGATTGTAACCGCAATTGGCAAGAAAGCAAATCTATCTATACTCACTTAATCTATATTGATGGGAACGAGAATAGATTGATTTGTGATGATTGCGCAGAGGCTAGACACTAAATAAAATAAGGCTAGTAGGAAGCACAACCTACTAGCCTATTTTCAATTAAACACGAAGACTATGATTCTTTTTTCGCTGTTAGTTTAACTCCGCCTTTGAATAGGTCAAAAATCCCCATAGCTGTTAAAACTGATAGAGCAGCTGTTATCCCACCGGCTAGTCCCCAATATACAAATATAGCTATAATAGCAATTCCACCTGCTAGGACTACAAATACAAAGTTATTTACTTTCTTATCTATCTTGAAAGCTTTGGCAATGAACCCCCATAGCATTGTTAATAAAGCTATAAGGCCATTGTACCAATTCAAAATTAGATCTAAATCAGGCTTTTCGCCATCGAATACGTCTCCGTTTGGTACATCTATCTGAACAGATGTCTCAGTAGTAGGTGCTTCGCTATCTGCCACTGATTGTGAAAAAGCTGTGCATGAGAATATGCTCAAGCACGTGAATAATATTAAATTCTTTAGGAACTTCATGTTTATGAATTTTAATGTGAATAAATAATTAATTCTAATATACATAACAATAGACCTAAGGGGTCCAATTAAATTTTCCATAGGAATACATGGAATTAAAAAAAGGATTCCTTAGAACGCGAATAAAAGTCCACTATTAGGTACAAATAGTCGGTACCACTAGGGTTACTAGGAATGTGCTTCTCAAAAGCTTTGTAGCTGGATGTTTCTCCAACTTTGTGCTTTGTATTTTTCTCTGCATCAACCATTGTGCCTGATAAAACATTACATGTTTTAAAACAATCATGCCAATGAATGTTAAAGGATTTCAATGGAGGAACTATAGTTAAAAACCTACAATGCGTATTGCTGTGTAGAATATTAACGTTTACTACTCCTTCTATACTCCTAGTCTCATCTAAAGGCCAAGACTTAATCTTTTCAAATGAGATGAAATTATCCCATTTTAAGCTCAATATGAGATTTATGTCAGAGATTATTACTAAAGCATCTTTAATATTGCACATTGTTTAGCTTTTTAATTTTTTCGTAGCATTCTGGACAATGTTCTTTAAGCTGTTCCAATAGAGAATTTTGCTCTGCTATTGTCTGAGCATTCTGTATATCCTTTGGAACTTTCTCTATGATAAGCTTTTTTAACCTTTCTAACTCTTGGTAAAGCATAGCAGTGGATTTATTTTGGTCTCTTTTCCATTTTAAGTATGTCCCAACAAATCCCCCTAAACCCGTAATAATTACGGCGATTGCCTCCCAACTTTCTTTGATTGTTTGGATAACCTGTTGCATGGATTTATAATTTTGTAGATAGATAATAAAAGGTTTTTACTTTTTGCGCCGTAGTTTTACACGTGGTATAAATATGCTCGAATTGATGCTTTTTACATCGTAGTTGCTCGAATTGAATACCCTCGGATTAAGTGGGTTTTGATTCAAATTTATTTTATATTCAATATCGCCTATGTCCAGTTTTTTTATAGTTAGACCTCTTTCTGAATTAATCGAAATATTGTATTTCCTTGCGGCGTTGGCTGGTGTTATATCTTCTTTTATTCGCACGTTGCCCCCTGCTGTCTGGTCAATCACTACGTCAAAAGTATCTACTGTTTCAACAAAAAACTTGTATTCGCCAAGCCATTTGTTAAGGTGCTTTGCTTCTGCAAAATCTGAATAGCTAGTATCTGGATTGATTTTCTCGGGTAATTTCACTAATGTTTTTAGGCTCTTTTTTGCTCTTTCAAGTTCCTGTTCTAATTGCGAAATATTCAAATATTCGTTACCAATTAGCCTAAATAATTTATTTAGCGTTCTGGCAGAATCTTTGCCCGTTGCCTCCTGGTCCTCGGCTGGTTGTAAATCTTCACTTTGACTAATAATAAATAACGTTGTATCTACGGGGTCTTTTACCAGCTCGTAATTTTGTGCGCTAAGACTTACTAAAATGAGTATGAATATATTTAAGAATAATAGCTTTTTCATGTTTATAAGTTTTTAATTTTAATGATTTATGATTTAACGACTTTTTTTTAATAACCTTTTTACTTCTTTTTGCAAAGCTTCAATCTGTATCTGCTGTCCTTTCATAGCTTCTATCAATAGAGCTACTACTTTATCGTAGTGTACTCCTTTATAGCCATCAACTGGATTAGTAAAAACTAACTCAGGAACTACTTTTTCTACCTCTTGTGCAATTAATCCTATTTGTCTACTCGCATCGTTGCTGTCTTTCCAACTATACTTTACACCTCTTAGGCGTTGTACCTTTTTGATTGGAGACTTGATTCTAGTTATGTTCTTTTTCAATCTTATGTCAGAAGTATTTGTAGTCAATGTTCCGTCACTTTCATAGTGCAAAGCCCCCGAACTTGTTCCCGAACCTATCGACCTAAATCGGGCGTTCCCGTTAACGTCTAGCTTTTCGCTTGGTGCGTCCGTTCCTATTCCCGTGTCACCGTCTGCCATGCAAATTAATCTAGTTACTCCGCCCGTCACTAGCCCGACTTCATCTGCGTCATATCGAACTAGACCAGTATCGCCATCCTGTAAAAAAGAATAGGCGGGGTTATTGTCTGCCGTCCCTCTTAAAGAAAATTGATACATTGCAAAACGGGCGCCTTGGGTAGATACTCCTACCCATCCAGCTACTTTGTTAGTATCATTTCTATAATAAGATAACTCCCTATTACCTCCCCACTCCATTTTCCAAGTCTCGTTGGATAGGTCACTTGAGCCAAACCCTATTCCGTTTCCTGCTGTTGGTAGACTAATACCCTCCCCACTTTTTACGATTAAATCCCCATTTACCGTTATTTCATCCGTAGCAAAATCACCCCCTATCAAGGGCGTTGAGGTACTAGAATTGTCTATATATAGCTTGTCGCTGCCTGTCTCGTTATACCCTGCTTGGTGTCCTATAAATACATTATCGCTACCTGTTATATTACTATACCCTGCTTGTCTGCCGAAAAATGTATTTTTTTCGCCTGTCGTGTTCGCTATGCCTGTATTTTTCCCTATAAAAGTATTGTAGTTTCCTGTCGTGATTGCCGTTCCTGCCAATACGCCAAAAACGGTATTATCTGATAATTCATTATTCCCTTTGCCTATGTCGATGCTGCTTATTAAGGCATCACCGTTTACGTCTAATAGGGCAACTGGTGTTGTTGTGCCTATGCCTACATTACCCAAAGTATATAGATTACTGCCGCTTTCTAACCATTGCCCTAATTCCGATAAATTTCTCCATTTTGTGCCCGTAATAGTTGAAGTCAATATTTGTCCAATAGAACCTGTTGAAACAAAACTATCATAAAACCCTCCTGTTAGTCTAAAGTCGCCTTGAATATGAAAATCAGTTGTGGGGGAGAGTGTATTAACGCCAAAGTTTCCCAAAGAGTGATTGAAAAATAAATAAGAATTAATTGGGATTGCTGCTGCTCCTTGCACCCTTGTTGCAATAGCAAAGTTTTGTTCACTGTCTCCTATTACAATTCCATCTATTGCACTTGAACGCTGAAAACGCATCCTAGAACCGCCATCTTGTATTTGAAAGGCTGTAGCTGGTGCTCCGCCTATTCCGACCTTACCCGTATTGAAATAAATATTATTACCTGTTCGTGTCCATTTTGAAGGACTAGACAAATCTACCCAAGCCGTTCCGTTGTACCCTTCAAATACGTTTGACAAATATCGAATAGTACCCGCATTGGTATTGGCTGTTGTGCCTATCCGAATAGCTCCGTTTACGTCAAGCCGCTCGGTCGGACTTGTGCCGCCGATATGTAATTGACTATTAGCATCTACTCTAAGTTGACCCAAAGAAATTTGCAGATATGCGAAAAGTAAAAAGCCTAAAATTAATATCTTTTTCATGTTATTTATTTTGTGTAATATATTGTGACATATACATTTGTTGCCGTAGTTCCGCCCCTGTTTGTTACTCTTAATTGGTCTGTTCCGCTTGTTTCAACCCAGCTCAATAAATCGTAATTATCAACTTCATTAAAAATACCGCCGTTTCCTGTCATTTTCCTAGTTCCAAAATCCGCCCGTATTTTTGAAGAAATTAAATCATTTATGGTAAAGCCTAAAGTTTGCGATTCTAAGCCGTCTACCACTACCGTTCCGAAAGTGAATGTTCTTTGATAAATAAGGTCATTACTGACACTATATTGATTCGTTGATTTTTCGCTATATTCATGGTCGGGGTTTATATATTCTCTAAGTTGCGCCTCGTTAATGTTTAGGCTTGCAAAAACATCGGGGCTACTTCCTAAAATGCCAACCGTCCAAGTCGAATATAAGTCACCGAAAAAAGTCATTTCTGCATTATCTAAAACGGCTTGTACTCCGCCCGTTGTTCCTTTTATTCCCCAACTATAGGGCGTATTTGTATCAATTAATCCCGCCAATGTAGTATAATCAATCCTTTTTTCTAGCCCCCCCTCTTCAAATACAAAATAAGAAGAACCTCCTAAACTTGAATCATACCCAAACTCCGAAAAATCTAAATTTATAGTGCTTCCACTTATATCTAAACCCGTACCTACCGAACTAAAAAACCCGTTATTTGATACATAACTATCCACCGTTGCCTCGCTTAATTGGGTATCCGTATCGGTCACACTACCGCCCCCGCCTGACAAAAAAATAGTACTTCCTGATTTTGATATTGATTGCAATTCATTTACTATACTTCCATCCACTTCAACAAAACTCGTTAGGTAGCCATTATTATTAGCGTATGCGTCAACTTGTGCCTCGCTTAATTGGGTGTTGGTGTCGGTATCTATTAAGGATTTTAAAGTTGAAAGTGTTATTTTGTTTTCCGTGTTCTGTGATACATCAAAAATCGGCAAATAATCCGCTAATACGGGGCTGCTTTCGGTCGAAAGATTGTCTAAATGTAATTGGAAATCCGTACCTACTAATTGGATACCATTACTACTTGTATAGGTTGTATTATTATCTATATCATCTACCCAATTCGTCCCCGTCCCCGTACTTGATAGCTTTTGTCCGATTGTTCCTGCGCTATTATTGCTATCAAATAACGCCCCTGTTATCCTTGCGTTTCCTGTTATGTGAAGGGCTTGTGTAGGGCTTGCAGTTGCTATGCCCACATTGCCCCCCGTAAAATTAAAGTTTGTCAAAATTGCCCGAAAAACAGCGTTATTATTTTGGTCGGTTGTTAAGTCAAAAATTCGTGAGTCTGTTGACTTATCGTTATTTCTTAAGCTGAATAATATATTATTATCTGGGTTGGTGCTAGGGGTCGCCCCTAAACTTCGCTTTCCGCCTATATATCCCTCTGCTGTAATACTCCCGTTAACGTGTAATTTTGTCGCTGGAATTATGCCTATCCCTACATTGCCAGAATTATTATTATATATATTATTGCCGCTTGTTGTCCATTTTGAATCCAAATAGCCGTTATTATCTGCGAAGGCATCTACTTGCGCCTCACTTAATTGGGTGTTCGTATCTTCAAAAGTGCCGCCACCATTCGACAAAGTTACCGTGCTGCCTGACTTCGATATAGTTTGTAATTCGTTGGTCGTGCTACCGTCTACCTCCGCTTCCAAATAGCCGTTATTGTCCGCAAAGGCATCTACTTGCGCTTCACTTAATTGGGTGTTCGCATCTTCAAAAGTGCCGCCACCATTCGACAAAGTTACCGTACTGCCTGACTTCGATATAGTCTGCAATTCGTTGGTCGTGCTACCGTCCACCTCCGCTTCCAAATAGCCGTTATTATCTGCAAACGCATCTACTTGCGCTTCACTCAATTGGGTGTTCGTATCTTCAAAAGTGCCGCCGCCATCCGATAAAGTTACCGTGCTGCCTGACTTCGATATAGTTTGTAATTCGTTGGTCGTGCTACCGTCTACCTCCGCTTCCAAATACCGACCATCCAAATTAAAAATAAGACTATCCCCATTCGTTAAAAACCATTTTGCATTTCCTGTTAAGGTATCAAAATAAACGGAATCTAAGCGGGTTAAATAATAGGTACTATCTTGCCCATTTAGACTATCGGCATTAAATTCGTCTACCGTATCAAAATACGCAAAATGCCCTTTTTTCCTAATCTTTATCCTTCCCGTACTTTCGGTCATTAACCAAAATTCGCCCCCGTTGTGTGACATTTCCACCTTTAGCCCCATCGTATCCCCTTCAACTATTACGGGTTGGGTGCTAAATAATTGCAGATTGGCCACCGAAACGGTTGTATCTCTTTCACCGTTCACAATAGGCAGATTAACGGTTACCGTAGGGATAGAATTATCGTTAAAATACATAATTAGTTCCCTACTAGTCGTATCAAAACTAAGGCTGTCTACTCGGGCATCTAAGCCCGTACTATCATCAACCAGCGAAGAAAAAAGAATGTAAGCTTGCCGCCCCGTACTATCCGTATAAATAGTATATCCTTCGCCCGCTGCTGGTTTCATTAACTTAATGTTCCCCCCAATTTGACTATAAAGAGAAAAAGAAAAAAGGCTAAAGATTATAATTAGTTTATTTCGCATCCTTCCAGTTTTATATCTACAATTGCCCCCGATGCCACTTCCCAATTGTCGGCAATATGTAGATAGTTTTTAACATTATATTCGACTGTTACCCCTGTGTTTATCGTTTGGTTGGTCGTTATATAATCCCCTGTAATATAAGTGTTGTTGGCTGCCAATACGCCCGTCAAAACCTTAAAAGGAACACAAAGGCAATCCTCACTATCGTATATAAAAGATTCCATCTTCAACTCTCCTGCACACTTCCCACCTAACAAGGTTACAGTAATACTCATATTATCCGCCACCCCATCCAATGAATGATAAAACACATAATCAAAACTATTTGTGCTATCGCCCACCCAATGATTGAACCCCCTAAAATATTGAGTAGGGAATTCGTATTGTGTGCCTGACATTTCCAGCTTAATACTATCCGCTTTACCTGTATATTCTACAAAAACAGGGACTATATATTGATTAAGGGCTTGGCACGCTGGCACGCCTATACTGTCCACCGAACATTGGGCAAATAACCCCACAGAAAACCAACAAAAAAAAGTAATTAATATATATTTCATACTTTCAGTTTTACTAATATATTTTCATTGTCCAAGTCCGCCACCAACCAAGTTATGCGCCGCCTATCTCCGCCCATGTTGGTAGTAATAGAAAAATGGACATCATAAATCATCAAATAAATATCCCGCTGCACGTGCAAACGTTCGTCTATTTGAGTCGTAGGTAAATCAAAATCTATATCCGTATAACTGCCTGTTTGCGCCAATGCCTTAAATACCTTGTCCGTAATCGTTAAGGGGCTGGCGTCCACATCTTTTACTAAAAAACTACCCGTAGGAAAATTTTGAGACGGCGTAAAAGAGTTGATATATAGGGTCGTATTGCCGCCAACATATCTACTAGTATCGCTAACATTATCCACATTCGCCGCAAGGGTAACCGTTTCCACAAAACCCGTAACGGGGTGGACTATTTGTATTTTGTCGCCCTCGTTTAAATTCGTGGAAGTCGGTAAACCATCAACCGAAATTTGAGTGATAGCAATATCCTTATTAATGTCCAAATTGCCTTTGGCATTCGTTACTAAATCTAATAAGGTAATAGGTAGGTTCTTAATTATATCATCGGTGTTGCCTGTGCTTACTTCTCTAATAGGGTCGCCCGCTTCTTTTTTTATGCCACTGTTGGGGTTACTGGGGTCTGTGTTCGTCGAACCATCCCCCGTAATGACTGTTCCCTCTGTTACCCCCGTTTCATCCAAAGCGATTTCTACCCATTCGCCCGCCACTTCGTCTTTTTCTGGCGTCCACGTTCCCCGTAAAAACATATATTTCACCCCCTTATAGGATACCCGATGCAAAGGGGAAAAATCGGACATTATTAAGGTATGCTGTAATATTTCGATATGCTTATTTTGCCCCGCTAATATCTCGTTTGCCAATAATTGCCCAATTGGAACGGCGGAAAAACTGCCTTTTGTCCATGCGTTGCTGTCCTGCCATTCTGTGCCGTCGAATATCTCCAATTTGGCGGGACTGGTCGTTATATCCACATCTCCCATTTTGGTTTCTACGGTTATCGTTTTGCTGTTGCCTGTGGTGCTATTATCCGCCGTGAATATCTTTTCATAATTATTAGTTACGATATTCGTAGTAAGACCCTTTTCTTTTAAAAAAGCATCTTGAAGAGCGAAAGTTGTTTCTATTTCGGTATCTGTATAAAAACTCCCATCTGCTTTCACGACTTCTAATATATGTACTTCAATTCTAGCTGTAGATACAGGCGAGGAAATATATAAAGGCGTATCTAAATTAAAGCTAATTATTTTGTTGACATTATAATTGGCGTCCTCTATTATTTCTCCATAAACTTCATAATAATGAAGATTAGATACCGTGTCTACTTTCCAAACCAAATCAGAATTAAATACCCTATAAAAATCTACCTGATTGGCAGGACGTTTTAAATAATATTCGTTAATCTCTAAGACTATCCCAAATTTAACCCGATGTACTTTTATGCCATTCGTAAAGTCGTATCCTGCTAAAAATCTGGTAGTATATTCCAAAGTTCCTTTAAAAACAAAAGTCTTATTAGACTTGAAATCTGAATTAATAACCCCCGTGTTATTATTATGAGTTAAACCTAATCCATTTGCTAAATTTAAAGTGTTGCCGTATTTGAAAACCACCTTTGATTGGCGGAGGGCTGGAAGGTATTGCCATATTCCGCCCGCTAATTGGGAATTAACCGTTACATCATAATCCGCTAACGTGAAATATTGGTTAATTTGTTGAAAATGATAATTGCCTTTCCAATAGGTAAACCTAGCTAAAAAGGTTTTACAAATTTCTTTTAAAACCGCATACGGGTTGGTAAATTGGTCGTTTCCGTTGCTGTCCTTTTTCGTAAATAAGCTATGGTCAAAGCGAGTATTGTCCAATAAGTCCGCCCCGTTGGCCTGACTATCTTCCGCCCATTCTGTTTTTTTAACAAGTGTTGTTCCTGCTAAGGTAGCATTGTCCACCTGTCCAATAATATTGCCTAAATGGGTACTTATAGTATCCGTACCCGAATAAGCCGCACCACTATTATTATAATCAAAACTTTTTAATCTTGCGACGCCATCCACTACCGTTATTTTGAAGTCAAAAGGGTAATATTTATTCGCCTTGGTTAACAAATCAGTTAGCACAAAACCGCCCGTTAAATAATTATCATTCGCATCATAAAAGCCCGCCGTAAATCGCCCCTCTGGCGCTCCCTTAAGGTCGCTTATTAGGCTTTCTTGGCTGGCATTTTGAATCTTAAAAATTAGGTCAAAGCGGGCTGCTAAGATAGGATTCAAACGGGTGGCGTCCGAACTATCGAAAGAGACTTGCACACTATTACGGCCTAATTCAAAAAAAGTAGATGCACCCCCAAAGCTGCTATCAAATATTTTAACTTGATATTCCACCCCCGTACGGCTATAAAATGTACTATGGTATCGTTGCCCCATTTATCCTATGCCGTAGCGTTTTTTCTGGTTAACAATAGCATCGTAAATATAGACTATATCCGTGCCTCTTAATCGTCCTTCGCCTGTTACCTGTACGTTCACCGTTGGGCTGCCTAACATATCTTTTAGCTTCGATAATGGGGCAATCACTTCGGGGTCGATTCGGGCGTTGGGGTTATCTCCCACGGTGGCTAATGTTTCGCCGTAGGCTAGACCACCTTTTGCGAGTTTTGGAGCGGTAATACTTTTAGCTTTTGCTGCAACAATCTTAGAAAGGGCAATTAATCCTACACCCGCCGCAA